CTGGCACTCCATTGCCAGTGCAAATTAGATTTGATAGGCGTAGTGTGCAAAACGAGCTTAATGCTCTTGGCGCAAATATTAGACGCAGAAATTATACGCTTAATGTTAACACTAATTTAAAGGCTGAAATTGAGAATGCGTCTAAATTGGCTAAAGCTCTGAATGAGCTAGGAAGATCCAGAGGCACCGCTCAGCAAGGGATCAATCAACAGCTTGGGCTTGGTCAATTGTTAAAAGGCCCACAATCTGGGGGTATTGGCAGTAAAGATGTAGAAAGGCTTTATCGTGCAGCGGCTAGGGCTGGCATCCTTGAATACAGCAAAGAAGTAGCGAGAACAAAAGCTTCTGCGGTGGCAGCACTAGAAGAGGTTGGCAGCGATAGCGTAAAAGGTCTTCTTAATGGCCTTAAGAGCGAAGACGAAAAGTTGAGAGCAGCAGCCGAATATCTTGGAGAGTCTTTAATTAAGACGGTAAAGAATGTTCTTGGCATTGCATCGCCTTCTCGTGAATTTAAGAAGATTGGCCAAAATGTAGGCGAAGGTTTCCAGCAGGGCATGATGTCCTCGATGGATAAAGCCTTCGATGCAGTAGAAGGGCTAATGCGGGCACGCATGAAAGTGCTCGATACTATTGCTCGCGGCATGTTCCGCATGGCAGGCATTGACCCTGCTGCTATCAGGGCCGAAGCTGCTCAACGCCGCGCATTGCCTGGCGTTAATTTCCCTGCGACAGTGCCGCCTCGCAATGTTTCAATTGGTCCGTCTGGAACAGGTAGAGCATTGCCGCCTGGAGCCATTCCTTCTGCATTGCCTGGCACTGCATTTGGTGCGCAACGTTATTTACCTACTGCATTAAGTGACGAGCTGAAAACAATTTTACGTGGAGCCGCATTTGCTTTTGTTGACTCTCTTAAGCAGCAAGTAAGAAGCACTCGCATTGGCCTTGGAGCAACACAACAGCCTTTACTTGGGGCCAGTCGTATTGCTGGCTTACTTCCCGCTGGCGTTGGTCGTGCTCCCAGCGTTTATTCAACAGGTGCAGTTGGCGGCGAAACCCGCGCAGAAATGATGGCGCGTCGCGAACGTGAAGCCCGCATGCGCTCGGATTTACGTGGCATGGATGTAATCGGAGGTGGGGCTGGTCGCACTCCTTCTCCTTACAGCTATGCGTATCGCGGGGCGCGTCCCACTAGCGCCATTGTTCCCTATGCAACTGGAGGGGCAATTGTACCTCAGCCGTCGATGGCGGGAGGCGGTGCGCAGCCTCCTGCCGGCGGCGGTGGTGGACGATTTGGTGGCTTTGGTGGCATGATTCCAGGCGCTGGTGATTTTGGTCGCGCCATTGGAGGAGTGAATCTACCTGGCACTGGAACAATTAGAGAGCTTGGACAGGAGTTTGGTTTTGCCGCTAAGCAAGTTGTGTTGTTTGGCCAGGCGTATAAATTACTTGCATTCATTCAAAATCTTCCAGCGCAAGTGGGTGCAGCAGTTGGACAATTACAAAGTTTTAGGAATACATTAAATGCAGTCACTCCTTCCACTGAAGAGGCTCGGGCGTCTAATGAGCTTTTGCTCGGACTCATGGAGAAATATAACGTGCCTTTGCAATCAGCACGTGATGGCTTTACTAAGCTATACGCTTCCATGGCTCCCGCTGGTTTCAGTGGAAACGAAATCAGAGACTTATTCACCGGCATTACAAAAGCTGCGGCCACGTTTGGCATGAGCGCAGATAAAGTTGATCGCGTTAACTATGCCTTTGCTCAGATGGCTAGTAAGGGGCAAGTGATGAGCGAAGAACTTAAAGGTCAGTTGGGCGATGTTCTGCCTGGTGCAATGGCTTTGTTTGCTGAAGCAGCAGGATTTAAAGGGCCTAAGGCCATTCAAGACTTTTCCGCTGCCTTGGAAGATGGCGCCTATAAAGGAGAGGCAATGGTTGCATTGCTGAAAAATGTAACTGTTGTAATGAATAAAGAGTTTGGTCCTGGCGCTGAAGGCGCGGCGCGAACTTTCCAGGGCGTAATGAACCGCATGCAAAACTCAATGGCTCTTTTCTATGAGAGCTTTGAACCTGTTGCAGTGGGATTCTTGAATAGCGTTGTTGCCCCGATGACGGACGGCATCAAACAGCTTACCGATGGACTTAATGCCTTTTTTACTGGTACAGCAGCAAAAACAGCAGGAGGATTTGCTATTGCTCAAGAGCTGGAGCGGCTGCGTCCGGCATTTGATGGCATTGGACAAAACGTGTCTACTTTTGTTGTTCAATTGGGAGAACTTGCAAGAGTTGCTCTTGATGTTGGCAAGGTATTCTTGCAAATTGCTGGCAATCCAATTGTTGGTTATCTTGCAAAGCTTTATGCGATTGCTCTTCCCATCAATATTGCGCTTGGCGTGATGCGTGGATTGTGGGCTGCTAATGCATTGCAACTGTTAATTTTCAATGCAAGAGTTGCTTCTGGTACTTCGACTTTATCAGCGTTCAGGGGGATGATGGCTGCAACAGGCGCTACAGCGCAAACTACTGCAGCTTCCATCCGCACTGCTGGTATCACCTTGCGCACTTTCTTCGCGACAACTGGCGTTGGCTTGGTTGTTGTTGGTATCAGTATGCTCATTGAGAAATTCCTGACAATGAACCAGGCACTGGCTGATACCAAAGCAAAGGCGATGGGTGCGGTGCAGGCTATTCGCTCAATGTCACAAACGGAAGCTCGCGCAGCCGAACAGCAGGCGCAGTCGGCCTATCAAACAATTGGAGCGATTGCAGGGCGTGGTGGTACTCAGCAACCAGGCGGAGATCGTCTTGTTCCCGTGAGCGAAAGAGAACTTAAGCAACTTCAGGGACTTGGCGCCATTCGCTCGCAACAGACCCCAGGTGGCCCGATCTACGTGAAGAGAAGCGAGGTAATGGCTTTGGCTCCTCAAGCGCAGCGACTTCAAGCAGAGGCGGCCTTTAGGCAGCGGCAAATTAAAGCAGAAGAACAGTTGGCGCAAACCCCTGCTGTACTTGGTGCAATTCCACCTAGCGAAGGAGAAGGAAAGAAAAAGAAAGGGAAAGAACTTGATGAATATAATAGAAGTCAGCTCGATTTTATTAAGCAGCGTTTTGATAAAGAAAAACAAGTATTAGATCAGCAATTGCAAGCCAATTTGGTTTCAAAAACTTCTTACGATATTAAACTTGCTGAATTGACACTTGAAACTGAAAGAGCTGAGTTACAGGAAAGATTCCGATTGGAATCAGAGAAAATCCAAAAGGATAATTTAAGTGCCGCCGATAAAGCTTTAGCGATTAAAGATCAAGAAGTGAAACTCGCCAATGGCTTGGCTATTGCCGAAAAACAGCGTGATATTGCGGTAAAGGGCGCCAAATTAGAACTGCGCCAGCCCTTCATCGAATCGCTGCGCAGCGAAAATATGGAAATTGACAAGCAAAATGCATTGATTGAAAGATTGAAAAAGGGATATAGCGATTTAACACCTGAACAAGAAGCATCATTTATCATTGAAGAAAAAGTTGCAAGATTAAAGGCAGATGAACAAAAACTGATTCAAACAGATATCGATAATTTAAAACAGCAAATCCAATTACGCATTGAAAACGCAAAGCTTTTAGAAAAAGAGCAAGGTTTGCAGTCGGCGCGACAAGGCTTAAACCTGATAGGAGCTGGTATGCAAGCGGGCTTCGCAGGAAGCGCGGCTAATGTTTTTGAAAGGACAATGGAACAATATGGAGATAGAAATTATGCCGCCCAATTGGCTGAAATTGAGACGGCAGCGATGAAACTTCGTAGTGTATTTGAGGGATTGCAGGGCGCCATTCAAAGCATTAGCGGAGCTTTTGCCAATGTTTTGACAGAGGGTGTGGCGGGAATGATTGCAGGCACTGCCACTGCAAAAGAAGTATTTGCCAACTTCTTGCAAAGCGTTGCGCAAGCACTGTCTCAAGCAGCAGCGCAAATGATTGCCACTTACATTGCTATTGGTGTTGCAAAAATGTTTGCAGGAATGGGAGGAGGCTCAAACGCTGACATGTCAAAAACGGGCATCAGCGAAGGAACTCTTGCTCCCATGCGTCAGTATTCAATGGAGGGTCCCTTGACTGGCATGACTGGCATTGCGAATGGCGGATTCCTCTCTGGCGGTTTCCAAGCATTCGCCAACGGCGGCATGGTTGCTGGTCCCACTCTTGGACTCGTTGGCGAAGGCGGCGAAAGCGAATTTGTCATCCCATCTTCCAAGATGGAAGGTGCAATGAAGCGTTACAATGCAGGCGCACGAGGGGCTGGTGTGATTCCCGCTGGAAGGGATGTATCCTCCATGGAAACTGGTGGAATAATGGTTACAAGCCCAATCGACGTGAGATACACTGTAGAGCGTATCAATAGCATTGATTACGTCACTGCCGATCAATTCCAGCAAGGCATGTCTCGCGCAGTGCAGCAAGGCGCTTTACAGGGTGAACAGCGCACACTCCGCAAGCTTCGTAATTCACAAACCACTCGTTCTCGTGTTGGGATTTAACAAATGACTGCTCGCGACTACCCATTCTTCAGTGATCGTTTAGCTCTCGCTCAATATGTCACTTTTTACGAAGTGGCCAAAAATGGCTCTTTAAATGGAGTTTATAGAGGGCAAAATTTCTTTATTAACGAGCAAGTAGATTACGATAATGGCAATGGAGGGCAAGCTAAATACAACTTTGTACCTTTTGCTTTTACTGGCGTTACTGTTTCTAGGAACGGTGATAACGAAAGCACATCCTTAATTTTTCCTAACAATGCAGTGGTCCGAGTCTGGACAACTGCTTTACTAGGAGCAGGAAGAAGATGGGTGGCACAAGTGGACACGTTAATTGTTGACCCTGATAATAGTGCAAAAAACAATCGCCTTTCTTCATACACAGGACAAGTAATTAGCGCGGGATGGGCTGGGCCACGATTGGAGATTCAACTCGGTTCAGTATTGGATGCTGTTGGAGCTGATGTGCCTCGCAGAAGAATTACAGAAGGAGCTTTTGGACCATTGCCAACCACTGCTTCCATCCGTATGGCATGACAATCTCGCCTTCATCCCTAATTGGGCGCCCATATAAGCTCGGTGCAGATGGAAGCGGAACTGAAATTGATTGCATTCATTTGGTATATGCCACTTGGCGTTATCTTGGTATTCCTTCGCCAGCGTTTGAAAATCAATGGTATGTGGCATCAAATAGGTATATAGCGAAAGCAATTTTGCGATGGGGCGCTAGGATACAAGCACCCTACCAGGACGGGGATTTATTGCTGCTACCAGACAAAACACACGTTTTTGCCGTGGTGTGGCAATCAGGCATCCTTTACATTAATAGAGACTTAGGAGCTGTTTCTTGGTGTCCATTGAGCGCAATTCCTCCATGTCACGTTTTTCGATGCCGATCCTGCCTTACGAAAGGCAGCTCATAGAATTACTTGGCTGTAGCCCTGAGGAATATTGCGCTTTTAAAGAAGAAGTGATGCTGCGCTCCAAAGAGCGTCCAGCAGCGTACGAAGGCATCCCTGATATTGTCAATGGTGAAACGGCGTGGATTATTGCATCAATTATTATTTCCATTGGCAGCACTGCAGCGAGTTATTTTCTTGCTCCAAAACCTCCCGAAGCCGGTGGAACAAAACAACGAAATAGACAGCTAGATAGCATTGTCGGGCGTGATAGATTTGCTCCCACTTTTGGTTTTCAAGCGGGACAAGATATTTCTCGCTACGGCGAATCCATCCCCATTGTTTTTACAAAGCATTTTTATCAAGGATTCCTGCGTCAATACATTGGCGGGGTAATGATTAGCCCCAAGCTTGTATGGTCTCGTTCTTATAGCTGGGGACGTTTTCAAAGCATCGATATGATGTTCTTAGCAGGGCAAGGCCAAATGGGGCGTGGCCCTTATTCCACTGCAGCAGAAATTGCAGAAGATCGAGCTGGTGTTTATATTGGGCAGTCTCCCATTGATTCCCTTCTTCCTTCTGATTATCGATGGTTTTATTATCAGGGAGCTGCTGCAAATAGTAATGGCATTGGCTATGCAAATGATAGTAGGCTTGTTGCGACGCACCATCGCCATGGAGATTGGGGGGATGATGGTCCTCCTAATTCTGCGTTCTATGCCCCGTCTTTTGCTGGTGGTGACGCAGCCGGCTTTAGTCACTGTTTTTCTCCTTCTACGCAGCTTCAATTTGGCGTATATGGAGCTATTCCTAATGGCACACCTTTACGCTTAAATTGGCAAATTATAAGCAACATTGATGACTACACAGACGAAACAAGAGATAGCAATAGGGCTAAGCGTGTGATGATTTGTGGCAATACCAGCATGAATGGCATTGGCAGGAATTATCCGAGGCAAATTGGAATTGTATTGCATAATAATTACGCCACTTCATTCACTGGAGACAACGGGGAATATAGAACTATTCAAAAAGGAGATACTATTACTCTTATATATAATGCGCAGCGGCTTCAAAGACAGTTTTACGCAGAAAGTTATATCGATGAAGACAACATAGATACGCGGGGCCTTGATAACACTGAAATAATCACAACATCGCAGTCTGAGCTTGAAAAATACGACGAGGTGTTGCAGCGTGGCACTTATTTCTTCGTGGGCAATTGTAAATTTATTGTCGACTCAAGAACACCAGCAGATGAAATTTATAATAAGCGCACCAGGAAGGCATTTTCTATCAAATTAAAATGTGTTGAAGTTTATCCAGATAAACTTGGCTTTGGCCGCATTGGCATTTGCAATCCATCATATGTCAATAGCACCACTCCACTTCCGCGCAGCAGGGCTGCAGTCGGTACAGATATTGGGGCTCCATGGTTTCCCTTGTGTCAGGCAGAGGTGGCTTCGTTCCAGAACACTCGCAAGTGTCAATACACGGAAATAGGGATTAAGTCTAATGTTTGGTTGCGTTTCAATAATTTATGTAACTTTACAAACCTTCCAGAACCGGAGGCTCTTGATAACTTTGATAGCAAAAATATTATACTGTCTGCTGGTACATTACAAACATATACCACAAGGGCTTCGTTTTTCTTTATTTACGTAAAGCCCGCCAATGCTTCTTCTTCTCAAGACTGGCATTTGATTACTGACATCCCATTTTGCGTCACAGGTTCATCTCCTCAGGATAAATTTAACTTTATTCGCATTGCCCATAATTTTGATCAGTTTGAGTATCAATTGCGCCCAGTATCATCTTCTGAAATTGTTCATATTATTGGGCGAGATCAATATTGTTTCAGGCTTAACGCCGAGGCGTCATTCTTGCCTCAAGAAACAAAGCAGACGCCTTATGGTCCCTTCACTGTTTATACCAAGGGAACAAAGGATCAAATAAGCAGCTTTGCTACTAATGATGAATTGATTAATACAAATATTGATAAGGATGCTCAGTATTATACGGATACCGAAATTGGCGTAAAATTTGTTCGCGCAACATTGCTTAGCAACGGAAGTACGGCATCTCCAAACCAATTAAGCAACGCAATTAGCAAGGCTATTAATAAGGACGCCGATCCAAATGCTTCTGAACAGGGATTTCCCGATATCCCATGGGGAGGCATTGGCGAGGGCAGTATTTACACTTTCACAAATCCAGAAGCAAACTTGTTTAGTGTTGCCCTTTCTAAGAGTGGCCTCTCCAAGGAAATGTCATTAAAAATGGACATTCAAGTGTATAAAGGAACTGCGTCAGGTGACAGAGATTTGTTTTGGCGCATTGTTGATATTCGGCCAATTAATGTCACATCTGATAATAATTTTAAGTGGAGCAAGGGAGACGTATTTACGATTACAAAATCACTAATCAATCCTATTGATTCTGTTGTTTTTCATTTTGAAGTTACTCGTGGCATCTCTGGAAAGCTGCCTAATGCAACCGTGGCACCTGGGCAGTACGAACGTATTTTTGAAGGTAATTCTGCCATCGCTGAAGTTTCGCACTATGGAGATTTAATTAGCAGGAGTTGCGACAATGGCCCGGAGCATGAAGTGGTATATGTAAATGAAAGCCTTACGCCAACAAATATTCCCACTTATGAAGGATGCGCAATGGCCGGTCTTCGCATTCGCAGCGGACGCAACATGAGCCAGTTGGAGCAGCTTCATTTATATCAAAAGAATGGCATTCAAGTGGAGCTTGTAAGGAGCACTGGAAAGCCTTACGCGGTTGGTCCGTCGAATATATTTACGGATCTTGTGTATTATTTGCTGACCAACAAGCAAGCTGGCATGGGAGGATTAGTTGGTGATTCAGTGGTTGATGTAGAGAGTTTTCAAGAAACCGCAAAATTTCTTGAAAGTAATTAT